TATTTTTTGTAACTATATAAAACATCCTCTATTTTTCTAAAAATTATCTTTTGCTCCTGTGTAGCCAATCTGCATCACCCCTTTATTTTAATTTTAAAAGTTCACTTACTCCAAACCCAGCATATTTGTTAACCAAATCAATAGTTTTTTCAAGCAATTCAAAATTATTTTCAAATTTCTTCCTAACTTTTATAAAATTATCTATAATTTTATCTTGTTTTTCTATAAATGGTATAGTTATAGGAATATGCTCAAAATCTAATCTAGATAATTTTTTAACTTTTTCTCCAACTGCTTTATCGTAGATATATTGCCTCACTATGTCTTTATAGTTAAGGTAAAATGTTATGTATTTTAGGTTTATTATATCTTCAAATTTTTCTTTTAAAGTTAGAATAGCTACATTCCCATTTATTGCCGCAGGGATATCATTTTCATATAAAACACATCTTCCAATATCTTCATAGTCAAAATCTTCTAGATTTACCAATATTTGACCTTTGTTAATTTTGTCGGCTCTTTCATAAGCTTCACTATTAATTTTTGTTATTTCTTCTACAAAACAATCATATTTTCTAGATATCTCACCATAAAAAATAGCAGGTTTTCCATTTTCTGTTATATCTCTTTTTGTAAAAATATCTTTTTTAGACATATATTTTATATTAAAAATATCTGAAATTACTACTGTTGTGCATCCGAAAACAAAGTTAGCAATTTTGATTGTTTCTCTAATAAAGTCATCTCGTTTTTGCATCTTTTCTTACTCCTAAATTTATTTTCATATTTTTCTACTATTGCTTTTAGCCTTCTAATATTTCCCATAAAGTCTATATTTGCATCACACTCTTTAATTAAGAATAAATCTAACTCTAAATTTTTTTCTACTCTATTTATCCATAATTCTGATATCTGTCTGTTTAGAGCATTTATGTCTATTTCTTCAACTTCTTTTTCTTCTCTTATTTGTTCCCAGCGATAATCACTCGCATCTAATTTCCAATTATCCGAAATTATAACTTTATCTATCTTACAATCGTATAATTCTCTATAAATATTATCAGTTGTCTTACTTTTGTCGACAACTATGAATAGAACATCTATAGAAGTATCTGTAAACGCATTACTTATAACATTTAGTTCGGCTAGTCTATTTCCGATTAATTCTCTAAACTTTTCTTCTGTTTTTCTGTAACCAACTCCTGGGAAAAGTATATAGAAGGCATATCTCTTCGTATATTCAAGAGATTTTAAAACAAATATATCGTCCACTACTCCTGACTTTTTCCAAGTAAATTGCTTTTGTATGTTCTTTTGTTCTGCTTCTGATAAATCTTTAAATTTTATTGAGAATGGTGGATTCATAATAACACAATCTACTTCAAAATTTTCTCTTTCATACTCAAAAAAACTTTTAACCTCTAATTCTGTATTTTGAAAGTTTTGTCTAGCTGAATTAATCGAACTTTCTTGAACATCTACCCCGTAAAGAATAGAAGGATTAACAAACTGTTCTAACTGTCCGCTTCCAACCGCCCCGTCGAAAACAGTCGGATTTTCTTTGTTAATATACTTTTTAACTTTCCTAGCAACATACTTTCTTAATTCTATTCCTGTAATATATTCAGCTAATTTCTTACTTATTTCACGATTATTGTGCTCCTTAAAGCTCATATATTAACTCCCCTCTTTAGCTCCGTACTCCAAAACTTCTAAATCTATTCCTTTTTCTTTGTATATTGCTTTTGTGCTTCTTATAAACTCTAACTGTGCTTCTTCTAGTTCAGCATCTGTTAGTTCCTTTTTTCTAAAAATAGATTTTTTAATAATTCTCTCAGTTGATCCTTCTTTTATTTTTACGTCTATTTGATATCTGTATATCATTTTTAGCCCCCTATTTCTTATATTTCCCATTCTTATATGATTCTAATTTTGCAATATGCTTCTCAAAATCCTGCTCTGTTAATCCAGTTACTAACAAGAGATTTACAGTAGCAGTTATGAGATCCAAAGCTTCAGCTTTAAAATTATCCATATTTTTAATTGTTGTAAAAGTGCTAGTTTCTCTAACTTCTGCCAATAACTCTTTGTACTCTTCTTTAACTTTTTCTAGCTGTGCAATATTTGAAGCTCTATAAGCCAAAGATTTATAGTTCATTAGCTTATTTAAGTCTATACTCATTTACTCATCCTCCATCAATTCAAGATTTTCATAAATATTCCCTACTACTTCACAACCTTGTGCAACAACATCAATCAAATCAAAAGAATACTCTTCAAAATCTCCCTTAAATTCTGCTTTAAAACTCCCATTTTCAAAAACAACTTTGTAATATTCTTCTCTAAAACTTTCAAAAAGAATATCGCTCTCATAAATTTCTTTATTATTTTTATCTTTTAATCCTGTGTATTGCATAAGTTCAATATCATTAAATTTATCGTTTCTTACATTTAACAAATGTCCAACTCTTTCAAGTAAATAAGTTACCTTTTTAGTTACATAATCAATTAAAATAACTTCAAATATTGCTTTTTTTTCTTTTATCCAAGCTCTAAATTTAATCTCTCTCATCTTCATCCTCCAAAGATTCTATTTTCTTTTTTAGTTCTTGTAAGCATTTATCACAAATACTGATTAGTGTTCTTGTATTAGAGTTATCTTCCATAACTTCTAATACATTTACATTACTAGTTTCGTTACAAGAATTACATCTAGTTGCATAAAATCTATATCTTGTTGTTTTATTTATTTCACTATTTTTTATTATTTTAATCATTTTCCCCTCCTAATCCCATTTATTCAAGAACCATTGTACAATCATAGCCCATATTATTGTAAGTCCTGTCGCTACTAACGCCGCAATAGGCATTAACAATAAAAGCATTATTATTTTTTTTAATAACATCTTATCCTCCTATTTTGTTATTTTTTGTAATTGAAGAAGCTAATATTTTGTAACAATCTTTGCATACTAAATAAACTCTATCCCCATTCAAAAAATTAAAAGTTAATTTTTCTCTTATCCACTTAGTATTTTTGTGACTACAATTTATTTGTTTTATTTTCATTTTATTTCCCTCAATCCGTTTTCAATCAATTCTTTATCATCAGCATGCACCAGCTTCCTCCAGTCTCACAACACTATCATCAATTTCTCTAAGCCACATAGTTTTAAAATCTTCAAAAGCCTTAACTACATCTGTTATCATAGATTTCAGAACTACTCCTATCATGTTTCTTTTATGCGAATTAACAGTTCCAAACATCATAATTACAAGAAACATAGTTCTAAGAAGTTCTAAATTATCTCCTGTTTCTTTGTGCTCACATTCAGTAAACACTTCATCTAAAATTTTAATGACATCTTTTTCAACTCTATAATTAATCTGATTCTTAAATTTATCAATGATTTTATCAGAAGTTTTTATAGTTCTTGTTAAAATAGCTTTGTAATATCTGTTTAGAACCATACCCTCTTTATCCCATAATTCTCTATTAATTTTCAAGTATTTATTAATTAAGTACATAAGCGTAATTCCTTGCATATCTCCATCTTTGTGTACAACTCTTATTTTTCTCATATGCATCACTTCTTATTTGCTTCTTTAACTTTCTTAATTCTAACTTTCAAACTCTCAACAAGTGCATCTTGTACATCTCCTTTGTTTTGTAAAGCTTCCATTACGTCTTCATCTCTAGTTTCTTTACAAACCAAATGGTGAATTATTACTTTTTCTGTCTGCCCTTGTCTGTGTAGTCTTTTGTTAGCCTGCTGATATAATTCCAAGCTCCAGTTAAGTCCAAACCATATCACATGATTACCTCCAGCTTGTAAGTTAAGCCCGTAAGCCGCACTCGCTGGGTGGGCTAGTAAGATATCAATTTCTCCCTTATTCCAATCTAATTGGTCTTGTGGAGTTTTCAAAAGTCTTATTCTTAATTTAGAGTTTTTTAAAGCTTCAACTATTCTGTCCTTGTCATGCTGGAAATTATAGAATACTAGTGCAGGTTTCCCATTTAACTGTTCTATCAGCTCTAAAAATCTTTCAATCTTACAGTCATGGACTTCAAAGACTTTTCTATTCTCATCATAGATAGCTCCATTCGCTAACTGAAGTAACTTGTTAGAAAGTGCCGCTGCATTTGCAACTGTAATTTCAGTGTCTTCAAGTTCAAGTATGGCTTTTTTCTCAAGCTCATCATAAGACTTCTTAGCCTTGCTATCTAAAACTACAGGTACTTGTTCATAGATTATGTCAGGTAGTTCCAAATAGTCTTCTGCTTTCATAGAGATACAGATGTCAGATATCTTTTCATGTATGGCTTCATTGGATCCTTCCTTGGCATCATAATTAAAAATTACAGTTCTATTCCTTTGCCCTGGTTCAAAATATCTTTCTCTAAATTTCCCGATAGTCTTTTCTAACCTTTCACCCTGGTCCAATATATATAATTGAGCCCATAAGTCTATCAACCCATTAGGTGCAGGTGTCCCCGTAAGTCCTACAATTCTGTTTATTTTATTTCTAATAACTTTCAAACTTTTGAATCTTTTTGATTGATGGTTTTTAAAGCTAGACCACTCGTCAAGTACCACCATATCGAATGGCCATGCATTTTTATAGTAATCGACTAACCAGGTAACATTCTCTCTATTTATCACATAAATATCTGCTGTTTTTGCAAGTGCCTTTATACGCTTCTGTAGACCCCCTAAAACAAGAGATGTTTTTAATAGGGATAAATGGTCCCACTTTGCTATCTCATCAGTCCAGGTAGCCTCTGCGACTTTTTTTTGGGCTATTATTAATACCTTTCCTACTTCAAATCTATTAAATTTCAAATCTGCTATTGCAGATAGAGTTATGATGGTTTTTCCTAACCTAAGCCCATATCCAGCATAAGCCCTAACTTGTCATCGCTAATCATTCTATCAATACAGTATTTTTGGTATTCATGCGGTATAAACTTCATTTGTCATCACCTCCTCTATAAACTTATCTACTTCTTTGAAAGATGCTATCACTCTTGCATCACAATTTAAGTTTTTAAGTTTATTTATGAAATTTCTTTGAAGGGGAGATAAATTCTCTCTTTTCCCCTCGGCTTTCAGCTCTACAAAATAGATATCTCCACCAGGAACAATAACTATCCTGTCAGGTACTCCTGCATTTCCTGGAGAAGTCCACTTCATACACAAGCCATTTTTATTTTTTACACTCTTAACTAAATATGCTTCAATTTCACTTTCACTTTTTTTCATGAATTTTCTCCAATCTCAAATGTAACATTCTCACCCTTTTTTCCTTATAGATATATATAAATATAGGATTTATAGATTTTATAGCCCATAAATACCCTTTAATTTCTTTATTTTTATATATTAATATAGAAAAGAATGTTACAATGTTACAAATATACAATAATACTAATGACACCAATACTTTTTTTTGTAACATTCTGTGTAACATTCTATGTAACAATAAAAAAGAATGTTACAAGTCTTTCTTATAGAATGTTACATTTTTAAGAATGTTACATCTCAAATGTTACAAAAATTTTAAGCTTCGATTTTTCTTTTATATCCTCTTTGAACCCCATATTTTCCAAACCTTGAAGCTTGTTTTACCTTTTCCCATTGAAATAGAGTTGATAAAATCTTATTGATTTCA